CCGTGGCAATGACAACTTGTCGAATGGCGACAAGACCCCAGTAAAAGGAAAGTAATATGATTAAATCTCCAAAGTGGTGCGCAGGCGCAGAACCAACAGTTAAAGGATGGGTTCATCCAAAGACTGGCGAATTGTTGAAGTCTCAAAAGTTCACTAAGGCTCAAGTATCAGAGTGGCATGACGCTCACAACGGTATTGGTGACAAACATAAAGTCGCTCAAGCAGAAGCTGAAGTCTCTGAACTAGAAGCTGACGAACTAGAAGAGGAATAAGCTGATGAGCATGCTATGGTCTCTAATTAATTCTGTCTTAGGTGGTCCTTCCGCTGACGAAAAGGCAACTTTATTAAAAGAAGCTCCTTCAAATAACGTTAGTCTTGAGGAACTTACTAAAGAAGAACTTGATGCGTTAGGCGCTCAGCATGGTATTAAGCTTGATCGTCGTAAAAAGAAATCAACTCTTATTAGAGAGTTGAATGAGAATAATATATTCCATAAATAATATATGATAAAATATTATGTTCTTGTGAACAAGAGTATGAACTGTCTTGCACGGCAGTTCAATACCTTTACTCTTGACGACGTAGTTGTCGTAATAAACACCCTAGACGAAGAATTCAAAGCTCATGCCATTAGTTTCTGTACTAAGAATAACATAGAACATTATGTGACTGAATCTGACGGTACTCCAGGTACTGGTAAAAATTCAGTTATTAAATTATTTCTAGAATCAGATAACGAATACATGGTACACGTTGATGGGGATGATTTTATAACTCCTTATGGGCGTAACCTATATCGTACAATGGCGCACCAACCAGACTGCCCTGACTTGATTGCATTATATAATCAACCTTCTATGCATGAATATAGATTTGATCAGTTCAAAGATAAGAAAGATAGCAACGACAATGTTGGTGAAATAAGTGGAGCGTTCTTTCCGCATCAGTATGAAATTCTCTTTGACAATGTACTGACTGACTTTCAGTTAGAGCATCATGTAAACTGGTACACTACAAAGTATCATATGACGCGAACTAAAGCTATCCACATGGCTAGGATAAGACTACACTTAGAGCAATTGTATATTGATTACGGTGATGGTAATGAAGCATTCAATCGTATGGTATTCTTTTCACGTAAAGCAGCCCAGTATGTGAACTATACGAAAGATATAATGGTAGGTGAAGACACTGTTGAATACTATAAGATGAAACAGTTAGCGCTTCAAGGTAAGTTTGATATGCGTGTTCGTGATGAAAAGCAGGGATACACATACGTATACATGGAAGATTACGAAGGAATCATTTCGACATATCAAGGTCAAAAGACTACAAAAGAAGAATTGTCTCGAAGATGGGACTGGTTAGAGCCACTACTAAATACTCTAAATTCTTTTATACGCGAATTGCCCATTCGCACTAGGCTCAAGGAAGTCATCGACCCATACTATGAAGTTAACAAAGACTAATCTAATTCTGTATGCTGCTCAAAATTACTATAATCCTTCTTGTATTGACGGTGATGAATTCTTCAGCGACCTGAAAAGACTTAAATATATAAAACGATTATTGAATAAATATCGTAACTCCGGAGAAATATCAGAGCGTCTGATATTAAACCACCTAATTGTACTGAATAATGTATTTGGTTCAGAAGCTACTGTAGAAATGTTAGCGTTGAAGATAGAACTAGAAAGTTGGTCTGCGCTTAAACCTTTCTTGATATTCCTCAGAATTATTAAGAATGTGGAGATTACAGGAATAGCTATGGATCGTCATGTTATTGAAAAACTGAGAGAAATAAAATGGGAATCCTAAAGAACGCAGCGGACTTAGTATATACTATTCGCTTTTTAAAACTACTGTCAACGCCTATCGAAGAAACAGAAGCATTTAAGGCAGGGATTATTGATGAGAAAGGCGTCCGTCGAAAGGATTTCAATAAGGAAATACTTGCTAATAGACAAGCATATGACACGCACTTCACTACTTTCCATAGACTTGTATATAACCTAAAGAAGATACTAGCTAAAGCTCCAGGAGGCAACTCTATGCTTGCCCGTTACGGTGCTGCGCTTGCATTAATAAAAGAACATGGCGAGCTATCAGACAAAAACTTAGAAAAGATCCATAACGAAGGTGGTGTTGATATGTTGGATATACTAGCTGAACAATCTCAGTGGTATGTGCTACCAGATCAGTCTATTAGTCCAGGTGTATACAGAATGCGTAATGACACCATGACCACATCTTATGCTGATGTTGTACGAAAGGGTGATCAGATCCGTATAAATGAAGATTCTGCAGTACCTTCTCATGGTATATTGGGTATTAACATATATGAAGGAATCCATATGAAATCAAAACAACGTGTTTTAGTATCAGCTGCGGAATTAACTAAATGATAGAAACTGGATTCCTGACTGATGACATCGTGGGACATGTAGAAGGACATATGGTCGCTTCAGAAAGAACAATAAAATCATTACAGAATGTATTGAATGTAACTCAAACTAAACGTATGTTTGAGATTGGATTTAATGCTGGACACAGTTCTACCTTATGGCTAGAACTTGATCCTGAAATGCATGTAATGGCTGTTGATATTTGCCAACACAGATACACACTTAATAATGCGATCAAGATGAAACTAAAATATGGCGAACGGTTTGATTTCTATCAAGCTAATAGTCAAGACCTAGTACCAGAGTTGATAACTGGCCACGACACATACTTTATTGATGGTGACCACTCGGTTAAAGGGATATCGAACGATCTAGCATTATGCTCTAGAGCTGGAGGGAACTATATAATAGTAGATGACTATCACCCTAAGTGGTTCCAATGTGTTATCGATTTAGTTGACCACTTCTTAACCAAAAATGATTTCCCCTATGAGAAGTTATTTACCTTTGATTATGATAGTCGAGATGGTACAAATACTGCTATACTACTTAAAAGGGTTCAATAATGTATACGCTTAAACAATTCATAGAAAGGTTTGATGAAGAGATGTCAATGACAACCTCTGCCGTTCCAGGCGCTGGAGACGATTCTTCTACTGTGGTGATGCGTAAGAAGTATGACCGTAAGAACAAACGGGACGATTCTGTCAATCTACTAAAAAGATTTACAAAAACACAAAAATAAAGCTTTCCTTTCTTCGTAATCTGCTATATAATAACACTTATTAAATGGAGTAGATTATGCAATTAGTTGAATGTAATGAATACAAGATTGTAGTGTTTGGTTCTGAACTCGCCAATGAAGAGTTCAGTGACCTAGCACGCAACCACAAAGACGACACCCTCATCTACGTTTCGTTGGATGGATGTGACGCTAAATATTTCCCACAAGAACGATCCCTCGTAAAAAACTCAAATGCCTCATTCCTAAATCATATGATGTGGGAAGGTTTACTTGACGACGAGGAACAAATAAGCTATATTAAAGAGTGTGCTGAAAAATTCCATATAACTGGAAAACAGATGCTCATCGAAGAATACGACTTTCAAGACGATGAGCCGTTTTACGATTATTCAAAATAATAACATTAGGTTATACCATGACAATTAAAATTGATTTAGCTCGCGACGAGTTATTGACTGACTATGCTGTAGGGATGTTGAAAGACTTCTATATGATTGAAGGTGAAAGTTCCCCACAAGATGCATACCGCCGAGCAGCAACTGCTTGGTCAATGTATAAAGATACATTAGATGAAGGACTTGCAGAACGTTTGTATGAGTATGTAAGTAAGAAGTGGTTTATGTTCGCTTCTCCTGTTCTCTCCAACGCACCAGAGGAAGGTAAAAAGACACGCGGTTTACCTATCAGCTGCTTTCTAACATACGTGCCTGATTCCCTCGACGGACTGATAGAGCACTCTTCAGAGCTACGTTGGTTGTCTGTAATGGGCGGTGGCGTTGGTGGTCACTGGTCTGATATCCGTACTGTATCGGATATTGCTCCTGGACCAATTCCATTCTTACATACTGTTGACGCTGATATGATTGCGTATCGCCAAGGTAAGACGAGAAAGGGTTCATATGCTGCATATATGGATGTCCATCATCCTGACATTATTGAGTTCCTTAACATCCGTATACCTACAGGTGACGTACAACGTAAAGCGCTAAATATTCATAATGCCATTAATATAACAGATGAGTTTATGGCAGCGGTTATTAACGACACTACGTTTGACCTTAGAGATCCTAAAGACGATAAGGTTAAAGAGTCTGTTAATGCTCGTAAATTATGGGAGCGTATCTTAGAAGTTCGTTTCCGTACAGGTGAACCATACTTAAACTTCATTGATACTGCCAACAGAGCATTGCCCAAAAGTTTAAAGAATCTTGGATTGAAGATTCACGGTTCTAATTTATGTAACGAGATTCATTTACCGACTGGACCAGACCGTACTGCGGTATGTTGCCTATCCTCTTTGAATCTAGAGTATTACGATGAGTGGAAAGATACAACGATTGTTCGTGATATTATCCGTATGTTGGATAAC